CCAGAGAAGTTGTTGATATTTAAGGCCTGTATACTGGCTTCCCTGGTCGCTATGGAACACGACATCCCGGGGTTGGCCACGCGTCTCATAGGCCATCCGCAGGGCACTGCTTATCAGTGCGGTATCGGCATGCGCTGACAGACTCCAGCCGATAACCCTGCGGGCAAAAAGATCCATAACAACCGCCAGATAGCACCAGCGATTTCCTGCCCAGAGATACGTAATATCTCCACACCATACCCGGTCTGGCTCCGGTACTGCGAACTGACGCTCAAGCAGATTCGGCAGGCTGGTATGCTCCTGACGGGCATTTTTATACTGATGTTTTCCGGGCTGACAACTGCTCAGGTTCAGATATTTCATCAGACGTCCGGCACGGTAACGGCTCATCGGGACGCCGTTTTGAGTCAGCATTTCAGCCAGAGTGCGCGCGCCCGCAGAGCCCCGACTTTGGTTCCACGCCCGGCGTATTTCGCTGCACAACCTGACTCGTGCCGGATTAACCGTATCGCGTCGTTTTCGCCAGTACCGGTAACTGCTGCGGTGTATTTCCAGAGCAGAACACAGGCTGACAACCGTGTGGCTGTCACTTAGTCTGGCGGCTATCGTGAACCGTTCAGCGAGTCGGACATTAAGAGCGCGGTAGCCTTTTTTAATATCGTATTTTGTTCCTCCAGACGGCGAACTTGCTTTTCCAGCTCGCGGATACGTTGCTGGTCTGGAGTAATGGGTGTGGCAGAGGGCGTAATACCCTGGCGCTCTCGCCTGAGCTGGCGTACCCAGCTCTCAAGCGTGGTTGAACCGACATTCATCGCTTCACTGGCCTGTCGATATGAGTAGCCCTTATCAACAATCAGCTGTGCACATTCCAGCCTGAACTCAGGGGTGAAGGTTCGTTTGGTTTTCTTGTTCATTAAGTCACCTGTTTTGTGTTGTGGTGAGAATATCACCTTTCATCAGGTGGCCAAATTTAGTGTGCCACTACAGACAATCCTGTTGGTTAAAACCGGTAATGGCATAAAAATTCTGAATATCTTCACATTTTCACAAACTGACTGTGGCGCGTATAATTTCTCTGCGTTAATTTTTTTGTCGTGATATAAGAATAATTCCTTACACTTAATCTTCGTAACTCTCCCGCAGTTCCTGTCCGCGATCACTGCGGGATTTTTTTATTCTTTTTACCCCTGCCGCCCGATAACCACGACCTTTCCGCCCCCGCCTTCATCACGGGTACTGATGTCCTGGGATATACGGCGGGAGCCAACCAGCATTTCCCCGTAAGGCACCGGCATCGGGTTACCCTGGGCAATCATGTTATCCAGGGAGGAAAAGTACGTGTTCTGTTTACCGTTATCCGTGCTTTTGTACTCCGGTGTTTTTGCCTTCGGGGCCAGCATCTGGGCCACACCGCCCAGTATCATGCTGGCCCCCAGTGAAAACAGCATCGTGGTGGCAGAAAAACCACCGGCACTCAGGGCTGTACCCCATAACGCCATCGAGCCTCCGGCCGTGAAGAAAGAGCCCACGATGGCTGCCGCCCCCAGCACAATCTGCAGTCCACCCTTTCCGGCCCCGGCCAGTCGCGGCACAATGTGGATGACCGTTCCCTCACCCAGCTGTTCGTGAAGACGGGCATACACCGCCTCCGGTGCCGTGTCATCACCGGCAATACGTATCTGGTACCAGCCTTCGTTCATCTGACGGCGAAAGCCCGGCATCTGCATCGACAGGGCGCGAATGGCTTCCGCTGCCGTGTTCACATACAGGCTGAGGCGGCGGCCAAATCGTTGTAAATCCCCGTGAAGGCAGATGCGTGCCAGTGGCGGTGACGCCAGGCTGAATGCGTTCGTCGTTGCCATTTTTCGGAATACCTCTCCCGTTTACTCAGTTGTTCAGGCAGATGGTGAAGCAGCTCACCGTTGCCGCAGTATATGGCGGCATGATTGGCCACCGATGCGCCAAAGCAGCACAGCAGGATATCGCCAGGCTGTGCGGAAGGCAGGGAAATCCTGTAAAAACCAGTCGCCTCCATATTGTCCAGGTACAGGTTCTGACCGTTGCGCCACCAGTCATCCTCACGCTCAAAATCCGGCATATCAATTCCCGCCAGATGGTAGGCATCCCGGAACAGCGTGTAACAGTCCGTCACCCCGTGCTCAAAGCGCCGTCCTGTCAGATGTGGCACACAGCGGAATTTATGAATTTCCCCCCGGCAGACCAGCCACCAGGACAGTGCACTTTTTATCTGCAGCCGCCGGTCGGCCTCGCTCAGCCAGGGCAGACCACCGGGATGACTGTGGACCAGTGCCACAATCTCCCCCTGCATCTCTGCCCGCAGCCAGTCTTCCGGTGCGATACGAAAATACGCCTCCGGCTCTGCGGAGATATTCACACACGGCAGATACCGCTCCCCCTCCGGCGTTCTCACCACGAAGCCGCACGACTCCGCAGGCGCACACCGCCGGGCATGCGCCAGAATCGCTGATTCAGTCTGTGTCATAAACCGGGATTTACTGCGAAAGTTTATTAATGGAAAGGAAACCGCCAAAATTAGCCACCATGCCGCGCATCTCACACCCGCGCATGCACTTGCTGCATCTGTCCTTACGGATATCGGTGGTGGGTTTATCGAACTCATCCGCCACAGCCCCGCCCGTTATACCCGCATTCATCTCCCCGGTAGGTCCACATACAGGTATTCGCCAGCATAATGCGACCGGGAAACAGCGCTCCGTCCGTCTCCGTCGGTGTTGCCAGCACAAACGAGGCTGTCATGGCCGTCAGCTCTGACATCTGCTCCACCACCCAGCGGTCGCTCAGCTCCTGCTCCGGGTCCGCTTCCGGATTGCCCGCCACAAAATTCACCGCATCCAGAAAACGGGCATACACCCGGCGGCGGACCACCGTGGCCCCCACCAGGCTCTGCAGGTCCTCCGCCATTCCGGTGACCAGACCGAACAGATTCGACACCGTCAGCGACGGGCGGGCACTGCTGCCCTTCCCGTTCATCTCAAAGCCACTGCCGTCAATCGGGTATGCCTGATATTGCCGCCCCTGCCAGGTAACCGCCTCCCCTTTTTCATTCAGCGCATTGCAGAAAAAATACCGCTCACCACCCTGCACCGTCAGGTCAATTTCCCAGAGCACCACCCGCGGTGACTGCTCTGATTTAACCGACTCGTTCAGGCTTTCTTCGTGAATATCCTGCATCAGTTCACCACCTGCTTAAACTCCGCGCTGAACTCAACGCGCAACATCCCGACCCGCGCAGACCACCCGGCACAGGTCACCTTTATCTGCCGGTATGCATAGGGTGGCTTCCACAAAAATGCCTTCCAGCCTCCGTGCTCTGCCAGGAACGCTTCCAGATGCCGGGCCTCCTCCCGGGTCACGGAAAGCGTCACACGGTATGTTTTCAGGTCAGCATTCAGCCCCGCCGCCATACGCTGCGAATACCCGTCACCAAAACGCACTTCACGCACCGATGGCTGCGAGTTCACCTCCATATCCGGCTTCACTTTCCAGCGAAAGGTTTTCATCGCCTGCCTCCGGAAAAGACGCCGCCATCACGCATCTGCGCCTGAATCTCATCCTGCGCCCCCTTGCGGGCCATGTCATACCCCGCCTTCATCAGCTGCGGCCCCGCCTGTCCGTTGGAGCCGTCGTTCTGAATCACCACGTGATTGTTCTGATTAAAATTAATGCCTTCCGTCCGCCGCATCTGCGCCGGACTTCCGGCACCGCCCACATAACCACCTTCCGCATACCCGCGCATCAGACGATACAGGTTGCCGACGCCAATCCGGCTGGTTGCCTCCTTCGTGAAGACAAACTCCCCGCGATGAACAATTCCCGCAGGTTCATATTTACCCCCCGTCCCCGTAAATCCCCCGGTCGCGAAATGGAAGTTCGCCGCCGCAGCCTGAATGGCCGTCCCCGTGGAGGCAGACGCACCACCACCGAAAGCACCGCCAATGGCGCTGCCGATACTCCCGACAATCCCCACCATTGCCTGCTTCAGAAAAATCTCTGTCAGCATGGAGAGCACAGAACGGGTGAACCCACGCCAGTTCTGTTCGCTGCCGGTCAGCATCGCTGCCATATTCTGTGCAATACCGTCAAAGGTCTGCGTGGCCACGCTTTTAACCTGCGAAAAACTGTCCGTCGCACTTTCTGCCCACTCGCCCCAGCCGGACTTCAGACCGGCCATCCAGCTTCCACGAAGCTGCTCCTCCGCAGACCAGGTGTTCTTCAGTGCAGATGTGGCCTTCGCCAGCGCATCCGGATTATCACCGTACACGTCACGAAGGCGCTGCTCTTCCGACTCCCGCTGCGCCTGACGGTCGGTGAGGCCGCGGGCTTTTGCGCTGATGGCCGCCTGCTTCGCGCCCTGCTGCTGCTCAAACCGCGCAGCCTGCTGTGCCAGCTCATTCAGCCGTTTCTGGTGTTCAACTTTGTCTCCCAGCTCAGCCAGCTGGCGTTTGTACTCCAGCGTCTCTTTCTCATGGGTCAGCAGGGATTTTTCCTGCTCAGATAACTGCCGTTTCGTGGCTACCTCTTTCAGGACCGCATACTGATTTTCCGCTTTCCATAAATCGCGACGCTGCTGGCTGATTTTCTCATTCGCTCCGGCATGCTTCTCCAGCATCCGGAGTTCTGCCTGAAGCGTCAGCAGGGCAGCATGAGCACTGTCTTCCTGACGATCGCCCGCAGACACCTTCACGCCGGACTGTTTCGGCTTTTTCAGCGTCGCTTCATAGTCCTTTTTCGCCGCCGCCATCAGCGTGTTGTAATCTGCCTGCAGGATTTTCCCGTCTTTCAGTGCCTTATTCAGTTCTTCCTGACGGGCGGTATATTTCTCCAGCGGCGTCAGCAGACGCTCATACGCCTTCTGCGCCTCTCCGGTATACTTCAGCTGTGATGCGTCCCGTTCGGCCCGGTCCCTGGCGGCCAGTTCACCGGCTTTTTCCATATCCGACTGCAGCGTGACCGCTGCCAGCCCCAGACGGGCATTTTCCCGGTCATTCCATGCGCCCTGAAGGTTGGCCCGGAAAGAGGAGGTTTTACCGCGGCGCTGGCTCCGGCTCTGGTACCACTGCCATTTTTTATCCGCCTCATCAAATGCCTTCTGCGCACTGGCGAGCATATCCGCTGAGGACTCAGGACGACCGATATCCAGAATGGCATCCCACATCGATTTGAATGCCTTCCCGGTTTTATCCGCCCAGGTCTCCAGTGTCCCCATGTTTTCTTTCAGGCGACGGGTCTGCTCATCAAAGCCTTTCGTGGCGATATCGTTCGCCGCCTGTAAGGCCCCGGCCTCATCACCGGAACGCTGCAGCTGCGCAACATACGCAATCTGCTCTGCCGTCACGTTACGGAACTGGCGCGCCATCGCAATCAGCCCCGACGTAGGGTCGGTGGTCAGTTTTCCGAAAGCCTCTGCAACCTTGTCCACCTCCACACCGGATGCAGAAGCAAAACGCGCGACACTCTGGTTGATGGCATCAAACTGTTCACCACCACGCACACCGGCATTCACCAGGGCTGCCAGTGACTCACTCGCCTGGTTAAACGTCAGCCCTGCGGCCTGTCCGGCTCTGGAGAGCGTCAGCATGCGATCGGCAGTCAGTCCGGACTGATTACCGGAAAGAACCAGGGTTTTATTAAACGCTGAAAGCGTGGAATCCCCCTGGTACCAGGCGTACGCCAGCGCACCTGTCGCCACCGCCAGCGAGGTGACCCCGACCATCGGCAGGGTGATCGCACCGGCAAGCCCCCTGAACATGGGGATCATCCCGCCGAAGGAGTCCTTCACCTGACCGCCCTGTTGCAGCAGGATCAGCCAGGGATTCTGACCACCGGCAAGCTGCGTGGCGATATCCGTAAACTGTGCGGGCAGGGTTCGCATGGCCGCTTTATACTGCCCGACGGAAATCCCGGCTTTTTGTGCAGCCAGCGCCTG